TTGAAGTGTTTTCAGCCAAGATGATTGGTGCTGGACTTGATACAAGCGAAGCCCCATTGAAACTATCAGGCAAGGCATACGATGCTTGGTTGAACTATGTTGAAGAAGGTGGTAAAGAGGACTTTGAATACTTCCGTTTATACATATTTAACTAATGGCAAAGGCAACCAACACATCCACATTCAGAGCGAAGCCAAAGAATAAACTTCGCAGACATACCAAGCATAAGAACAAACATAAATCCAGTAAACCATATAACGGACAAGGAAAATGACAAGAGAACAAATTGAAGCTGCGATGATCAAAAAGGGATTCGCATATTTCTCCGATGGAGAGTTGAACCTGAACATCATCGGTGTTCGCCAAAGTTCAACCGGCAACAAGGTGACAAACCTATTTGATGACTTTCTAACTTTGAGCTACAAACACAACGGTGCTTGGGTATTCAAAAAGTGGGCAGCGACAACTGATCCAGGAACAAAAGGCGTGAAGGAATTTCACAACGCTGCCGGTGTTGCTCGTTTGGTAGCTGGTCAATATCGTGGTTCACACGCTATCGGTTTGCATCAAGGCAAATATGAGGCATTGAAACAAGCGAAGAATGTGAAAGTTTATCGTGATGCCAACAAGGATATGACCTATGATGAAAGCAAAATTCAAGAAGGCGTGTTCGGAATCAACATCCACAAAGCCGGTGCAGATTCTACCTATGTGGAGAATTGGAGTGAAGGTTGTCAGGTGTTCAAGAAGTCCGCTGACTTTGACGAATTTATGGTCATCGTTAAAAAAGCCGCAGCATTGCACGGAAATTCATTCACTTACACATTATTAAACTCAAACGAGATATGAAGTTTTTAGATTTCTTCAAAGGTGACAAAGGACAAGCATCATCCAAAAGATTCGTTGGCATCATCGGTGCTTTTGTTTTGTTTGGCACTATGGCTCACAATTCTCTTAGTCCTGCTGACATTGTACCTTCTCCCGATTTGGTTAGTGCAGTAGAATTCATCGTGATTGCTTGTCTTGGATTCACATCTATTGACAAGTTCTCTAACAAAAAGGAATGATTGCTATTTAGTAGAGATGATCTTCCAAAGAATTAATTTTCACGACAATGTTCTTCCCGTATTCAAAGAGAATAAGGCGAAGGGATATGTCACTTTCGGAGCGGACAATCTCTATCCCGAATTTCTTATAGAACTATTTAACAAAAGCCCCAAACACAATGCAATCGTTTCTTCAAAAGCTTCGTATATTGCTGGAGTTGGCACTAAAGTATTTGGACAAAACACCGTTGACATCGCAAAAGCCGAAGCCAAGATCAAAGCCATCAACAGCTACGAAACCCTTGACCAAGTCAAAACCAAAATAGCATACGACCTTGAGTTGTTCAATGGCTATTGCCTTGAGGTAATTTGGAACAAAGCCAAGACGGCAATTGCTGAGATTTACCACATCCCTTTCAAGAATATCCGCAAAGGACTTGAAGGTGAGTATGTGTATTGTGAGGATTGGACTGACCGCAAAGCGGAGCAAGTTCACTATCAGCCATTCAACGCAACTACAAGAGAATCAAAGTCACTTTATTATTGTCAATTCTACCGACCTGGTCAAGGCGAATATCCTTTGCCGGATTACATCGGTGCGTTGAAGTACATTGAAGTGGACACGGAGATTTCCAATTATTATTTGAATAGCATCAAGAACGGATTCACCGCTCAGACCCATATTCAGCTCTTCAAGGGGCTACCAACTGGAGAAGAAGCTAGGGCAACAGCAAGACGATTCAGAGAAACTTATCAAGGAACTGACAATGCCGGTGGACTTATTATCCAATACAACGATCCACAAGAAAAAGAATCAGTCATTTCAAACTTGCAACCATCGGACTTTGACAAGCAATTTGATTTATTGAATAAGACCGTACAACAAGAGATATTTGTTGCACACAAGGTGAACTCCCCGATGCTCTTTGGAGTGCGTGTGGAAGGTCAATTGGGCGGTCGTAGTGAGATGATTGAAGCGTATGAGATGTTCCAACAGTCATACATTGAACCCCGTCAACAAAAGATTGATGATACTTTGACTTACTTGTTTGAGTTCATAAGTCCAGTTCGCTTGGAAACAATCAACAAACCACCGATTGGAGTTGATTATGTTGCCTTGTTTACTGCTGGACTATTGACTCAGAACGAAGCTCGTAAAGAATTAGGATTTGAAGAGATTGAACCAACCGTTGCACCCGTTGCGATGTCATCACAAAATCCTTTTGGATGGGATGATGAGCGTGACTTGGCGGTTTTTATGAAGTACGGTGAACCTGCGGAGAACTTTGAACCGATGAAGTTTGACTTCGCATCTGCGATTGAATCAGCCATCTTGAATGTGCTGAAGGAAAACAAAGGTTTGCAGATAGGCGATATCGTCAACATCACCAAGTTAGACCCACAAGTCGTGGTTGATACCATTGCAAAATTGAATGATGCCAAGTTGATCAAGGGATACAACGAAGGTCTTGAGGTAACACCAAAAGGATTGGATGAAATCAGTCAGTTACAAACCGAAATCGTTGTCCGTTACAAGTACGCACTTGCACCAGGAATGTCGGGTGGAATACTGATAGCCGGATCGCGTGATTTCTGCAAACAAATAGTGGGTAGCAATCGCGTTTATTCTCGTGCAGATATTGATGCAATGTCGGCTCAGAGTGAAACGGGGATTGATGTTTGGTCAAGACGAGGTGGATGGTATCACGACAAGGTGAGAGATGTCAATGTTCCACAGTGCAGACACATTTGGCAACAACAACTTTTAAGGAGAATTAAGAAATGACGAACTTTGTATATTTCATATCAACGAGTTATTTGAAGTCGAACACGCCTTTGAATGAGAATGTTGACGACAAGTTGCTGAAGTCAGCAATCAAAGAAGCTCAAGAGATCTACATTCGTGATGTCATCGGGTCAGGTATTTACAACGAGTTGCAAGTTCAAGCATTTGCAGGAACGCTAACCAACTTAAACACCACCCTTTTAGATTCATACATCGCACCGTGTTTAAGGTACTACACTTTGACTGAGGCAATGTTGCCAATGACATTCAAGCTAATGAACAAATCGGTTGCATCTCGTGAAGCTGACAATGCTCGTGCAGTATCCGTTGAGGAGATGACATTGATTGAAGGCAGATACCGTGACAAAGCGGAATATTATGCCAATAGATTGCGTGATTACTTGCGTACCAACACCAACGACTATCCGTTATTCTTGAATCCAGGCAATACCTTTGACACCATCAGACCAAAGAACACCGCATTCAGCGGAGGCATTTATCTACCGACAAATTATGACGATTGTTTTTGGGGATACGACTTCCCCCACGAGGACAAATAAGTGGCAGAAGAACAACGAAGCCAAACTTCTCAAATTCCTAAAGAATGACCCTAAACCAAATCATCACAAAAATCCAAGAAGCAGCCGAAAGCCATAAGATGGTCGGTCACTTTGGTGTAGGTCAGCAGTCCAATCTCACGGTTGAGAATGTTGAGTACTATCCGCTTGTTTGGTTGTATCCTGATGGCTTTAATTTGCAATCAGCCGGGAAGTTAATGACCTACAATTTTGCATTGCTTGTGATGGATCGTGTTTTTGAATCTGAATCCAACACGATTGAGGTCTTGTCGGATACGGCTCAGATTATGGCTGACATATTTGCTTTGATTGACAACAACAATCAAGCAGATGGTGACTTTGAATTAAGCATCAACGGGAATGCCACTCCTTTCTACGATGCGAAAACTGATATACTTGCTGGATATGCAATCAACTTCCAAATCCTCACTCCTTATTTGGCTAATAGTTGCGTTGTTCCTGTGTAGTGTGCTTTGGTCAATGTTCAACTTTGAAGAAGAACAACGACCCGTACCACCGCAGATCAATGTAGAGATGCACGAAAGAATTGTAGAGCATACCAAGATAAAAAGAATAAAGCTCATTGAAGAAATCAACCACTATGACACGATATTTCTTGATACTTTTGATGCTACATCTTCAGGGCTTGAAGGGGCAATCAATCTCCATAGATTCTGCGACTCTACGAACTGCGAATAGTTATCTTGTCAAAGGTGCAATCGCACGGCAGAAAGTAGGGCAATTGATGAAGATTGTCCAAGCGGATTCCATCATCATTGACCAGCAAGATTCCATCATCGGTAAGCAAAAGACAAACATCGGATACCTGAAGGATGACAACAATGCACTTGTCAAGCGAAACAAAGCCATCTCACGCACTTTAATCAGTTACAAGATGCTGAGTGTAGTCCTAACCATTTTAAGCGTTCTCGGATGGCTGAAATAGATTTGTCCAAACTACCTGATGCACTTGATACTTATTTAGGTGATGCATCCGAAGGGTCACTCCTTCAGCAAATCATTATTGATTGGTGGAATAAGAAGGTGATCCCACCCATTTGGGCGAATCTTGATGCCAACGGAACAAACGCATCATCCAAACTCCGACAATCTTTTGCACCGGGTAACATCACCAAGTCACCGACATCCATCAACACAATTCTTGTGGCTGAGGATTATTGGGAGTTTATCGAATACGGGAGAAAGCCAACACGAGGAGGACATATTGAAGGCACTCCGTACTTGTGGCAATCACTTGTTAAGTGGTTAGAGCAAAAAGGATTGAAACCATACGAAGGTCAATCATATGATACTTATGCCAAAGCCATTGCAAGAAATATTCACCGCAGCGGAACAAAGGCACAACCATTCCTTGAAAAGGCATTCACCGAAAGCATTCAGATGGAATTGGTCAACGAGCTGAACGCAAGATTTGGGGATTTGATATTTAGTGAGGACATAAAAATCTAACTAAAAGGAAAATATATTTGCATTACTGATTTATTTATTTTACTTTTGCTCTCGTTATGGATTACACGAAAGCAATTGAAATCATCAAACTGAAACGCAGACAAGGTCTTTATCAGATTGTCGCAAGAAAAACGGGAGTATCACTTCCAACCGTCCGCAAGTATTTAGTGGAGGGCAACATTGTTTCTCCCAAAGCAAAAGCCGTCATTGAGATTGCATTGAGGGAGGTGTCAAATGATTGAGTTGGCAATCAACGGATGGATTCTTTCCGTTCCTGGTATCGTGCAGGTAGAGAAATACATCTACACGATTGAAGCCGTTGATCATTGGTTAATCAAAAACCACATTGATGAGCTGCAAGAATATGTCAACTCACGAGAAGTGGGATTCGGTGATTGTGTGACTAAGGAATTTGATGGCATCAACTCAGAAGCATTCTTTTGTTGGGAGCCGACAAGATTCACAGTCCTTTTTATGCTCGGACAACAAACTAACTTTTTATAAACAAAAAACTCTATGAATAAATCAGAATCAATTAAGAACATTGCCGGTGCGTTGGTAAACTTCCAAGCAACGGTGAGCAAGGTATCAAAGGAAGCAAACAATCCTTTCTTCAAATCCAAGTATGCAAGTTTGGCGAACATACTGGACACCATCCAAAAGCCATTGAGCGAATGCGGTTTGGCAATTACACAGTTCCCTGATGGGAATGCACTCACGACATTAATCGTTCACGCTGAATCAGGTGAATGGATGGAATCATCCTATGTGATGCCGGTTGCAAAACAAAACGATCCACAAGCAATGGGAAGTGCAATGACCTACGCACGGAGATATGCACTCGGCTCAATCTTGAATCTGAACATTGACGATGACGATGATGGTGAGAAGGCAATGGGAAGGCAGTCAGCACCCAAGAAAGAAGAACTCACCCCAAAGCACAAGAGTTGGGCAAAGGCAGTTGAACACTTGCAGACAGGTGGACTGATGACCGACATCACCACTAAGTTTGAAGTGAGCGAAACAAATCAGAAACTTTTAATTGGCGAGAAATGAAACTTCAACTTCCAACAATTCACACTAATTTGAACGAGGACGATTGGCAAGATCTAAGGCGTTCACGCTTCACCGCATCTGAAATCCACAAACTGATGGGTACTCCGAAAAACAAATCGGAGTACTTGTCAGAAACTGCCAAGACATTCATCTTTGAGAAGGCAGCGGAATATCTAACCGGACAAAGAGCAGAGATGTATGGTCGTGCTTTGGATTGGGGCAAGGAACACGAGAAAGAGGCATTTCACTACTTCACTCAGCAGACCGATGACTTTTACACATACTACGGTGCGGAAACATACACCTTCATCACTTATGGCGAATGGGGTGGGTATTCACCTGATGCACTTGGCACACACCTGGTTGAAATCAAATGTCCTTTTAATAGCGGAAACCACCTTCAGAACTTCTTCATCACCAACAACGAACAACTCAAAGCTAAACGACCGGAATACTATTGGCAAGTTCAAATGGGGATGGTTGCAACGGAGATGACTGAAGCATTGTTCTTGAGTTATGATCCACGAATGCCCATTGGCAAGAAGCTCACGCAAACCTTGATCACTTTGGAGGAGGACATCCAAGAAATGATTGACGAGAAGTTGGCTGCGGCTGGAGAACTATTTTTGTCAATCACTAAATAAATCGTTCGTTCACCAACTCAACTATAAAATAAATTTGTTATTATGAAAGTTAATTTGTTATTTTGATTTATGGATTTAATATTCTTACTCGTAATCACACCCATCACCATTGCGGTGATGTTCGTGTACTGGAAACTGAAGCAATACTTCAATGACTTTGACAAGTTGCCGGAGGCATCACCGTATGAATTTGAAAGGGACAACTACATCCCCGAATTTGATACCTACACGAAGGCAATCTACAAGCACAAATTTTACAAAGGAAAAATAAAATGACAACAATCATCATTCTCGGACTGGCTTTGTTTCTCGCCATTGCCTTGTTCAAAGTCAACGCACTTTCAACAAGGGAAGAAGAACTACAAGATCAAGTGAACAAGTTGAATCGTGAGTTGTGGGATTTGCAAACGGAGAATCTGACCATCAGGTCAAAGATTGCCGAAGCAAACGATCGTGCAAAAACTTGGGAACTTCACGCCAACGATTTAATTCAAAGTAGAAAAAATGCTCAAAGCACTGGTCGTAAAGGCATCAATTAATTTCATCATAAAGTGGCGAGTGTATTTCGCAGGAGAGCTACTCGCGACATTTGAGAATGAGAAAGACGCTATGGAATACGCTGAATTTATAGATAGGCAATGAAGACAACAACGGAATTTATCTTTGAGTTGCTATGGGAAAAAGTTCAAAGCGGTGAGCTGAGGTCTGACATCTACACAACATCAGTCCTGATGGACATAGAACGACAAGCAACCCAGTACGAACCATTCATAAGCCAGGAACACTACAATGACGGATTCAGCAAAGCGAAGGAAATCTATGGATGAGTATGCACTCATTTGGGCAATCGCAGTTCTTCGTGAGGATATGCGACATACTTGGGAATACATCGGATGGAGATTAAACATTAACCCAAAAAGAGCAGCATTTTTATACACTAAAATAAAACCACACTACAACTATGAACAAGTATATCAAAGCAACGGTAACGGCAGTAATGATTAACCAACCGGAAACAAGGGACTGTGATTTCAAACTTATGACGGTGATTTATAAAGGGATGTGCAACGGCAATGACTTCTTCACGATGTTTGAAGCCAAGCAACTACCATCACCCGAAACCATTCGGAGAACACGAGCTCAACTCCAAGAGCATCACGAACATCTTCGTGGGCAGAACTACCAGTCACGCCAAAGATACCAAGTCAAAGTAAAAAAAGATTTGGGATATTTACCGTGATTGATTAAATTTGTAGAAGTGATTGACAAATGCGGGTTTGTCTATAATCAAAACTTTTTGCCTTCCGAGTAGATGTGTTCCCGTAAACCTTCTATTCTGAGGGCTTTTTTTATGCAAAAAAATGGGAACACAACAAGAACAATGGAAACCTATTGCCGAGTGCAACGGGGAGTACCACATCTCCAATCACGGGAGAATTAAGAGTTACAAGTATGGGAAAGAACGAATTTTGAAACCCCAAACAAACGCCAGTGGTTATCAAATAATATCTATTTGTACAAATAATTTAAGCCGGACAAAATTAATTCATCAATTCGTTGCTTTGGCATTTATTAAAAACCCGGACAACAAGCCACAAGTCAATCATTGTGACGGGGACAAGACAAATAATCACGCAGACAATCTTGAATGGGTAACACATAGAGAGAATGTACAACACGGTTGGGATACTGGGTTGTTTGATGACAAGCGAAAAAAAATTAGTGCTTCTGCAATTTTACATAGATCAAAGGCGGTTATTGATTTGTATACTGGTATTAAATATAACTCATTAAGTGATGCTTGTCGTGTTAATAATTTAAGATATTCAACTGAAGCAATGAGAATTAGAATGGCATATAAAACCCAAAGATTCTTTCACTTATGAGCAAAGACCCAGCGTTCCTGTTCTATTCGTCAGATTTCTTGACGGGTACTTTGCTGATGTCAATGGAGCAAAAAGGCAAGTTTATAACTGTGCTTTGTTTACAACATCAGAAAGGACATTTGTCAGAAAAAGATATGTTGCAGATATGTGGAACATATG